GAAGAAGCGGCAAGTAATTATCACCAGCCAACCTATGTAAAGACACTCACAGACGAGCTGAAACTGCCCATTGAGGAAGTTAAGTGGACAATCAAGGATGTATTCCCAACAGGGGCCAATGTGACCTTGACGGCCCAATACAAGGCTGGAAAGACCACCTTAATCAACTCACTAGCACGCTCACTGGCAGATGGCACGCAGTTCCTTAATTACTTTGCTCAACCTGAACATAAGGGGCGCGTTGTCATCTTCAACTATGAAGTTTCAGAGAATCAGTATCGCCGCTGGATGAATGATGTGGCAATTGAGAACAGTGACAAAATTACCCTAGTTCACCTTAGAGGCAAGCGATTGCCACTTATCGTTAGTCGTGTTGAGGATTTAGTTGTTTCCATCTTAAAAGACTTAGATGCCCAAACTTGGATTCTCGACCCATTTGCCCGCGCCTTCACAGGATGTGGCGATGAAAACTCAAACAGCGATGTTGGCGTGTTCCTAGACACTCTCGATGTCATCAAAGAGCGTGCAGGTGTCTCAAACCTTGTCTTACCTATCCATACAGGCAGAGCGCAGGAAAACGGCATAGATCGCGCCCGTGGAGCTACACGCCTTGATGACTGGGCAGATGTGCGTTGGCTACTCAAAAAGACTAATGAAGGCCGATTCTTCTCAGCCGATGGCCGTGATGTGCTTCAAGAGGAACAACAGTTGACCTTTGACGAGACCACCCGTTCACTAACTCTTGGCGGTGTTGATTCACGGATGGCTAAAAAGCGTGGCCTTGAAGATATGTGGATTGAAGCCGTCACCGCCAACCCTGGTTTGAACACCTCTCAGTTGTCTGACATCTTGGGAAAGCGTTATGACGATAAAGGATTGAAGGCTGGCCGTGATGCTGCCCTACGAAATCACAAGGTCAAAACACGCGAGGTTGGCCGAACTGTAGTGTGGTTTGCCGCCGATCACTTCGGAGATTGGCAACAAGACCAGGTGGCAAATTGAGCGTGAATTCTAGTACCATAAAAAATTACCTTATTAAGGTAACTTTTTACCTTATTAAGGCCACCCTATATAAGGGTGGCATAATAAGAATGATGGTACCGACTCAATGAGCTACCTTGATTTCAAACCAATGAACTGCCGAACCTGCGGCAACCTGGTGTGGGCAGGGGTGTCAGCAACTAGCCGATGCGACATCAAACTTGATACGAACCGACTCAACCTGCCTGAAGAAGTGTTGGCATTGACTGCTGGCCTAGCCACCTACGAAATCCACCGCACTGCCCAATCATTTGAGGCAACTCGAAGAACGGCAACGCGGATGAAGTCGGCAGCGCCCATCGTCCTTGCCACCCACACCTGCAGGCCATTGACTGTATTTGCCGAGCAAGCACCTGATTACTTCAATCGGGTAAAGTTATCCACAACCAGTGAGAAGGTGCCATTTTGAACTGCAACATCTGCCTGCGCCCAACAGATACAACTACCTGCCGAGGATGTCACAAGGCAATAATTGTGTGGCTCACAAATATCCCAGCATTGCGCCGTGAGGCTGAAGGTTTCATTGCACCTGGTAGATCAGGCTCAGGCAGTGTCAGCGCCGAACGCTCCATCGGTGTCAATGTCAACGCCTTAGATTATTCAATGGCCAACGAGTTACTGTGCATCTTACATAGTTGGGAGTCAGAGATTCGAAGCGCTAGACAGTTGACACCGCCTGCGCTGCTGAAGAAGGAACGAACAACAGATATGGAAGTTCAGGTTGCCTGCGACTTTCAACTTGCCCACCTTGAATGGACACTAGGCCAAGAATGGGCAGCAGATTTCTATGGTGAGATCAAAGAGCAGCACGCAAAAGGAATGGCTGCTGCTAAGCAATTTGTTGAGCAACCTAGACGGATTCCTTGCCCAACAGATGATTGCGGTAAGTATGTTGTCATTGATGCAGAAAACCTTATGAGTGATGTGAGTTGCTTTGGGTGCAAGCAATCGTGGACAGTGTTGCGCCTTGTAGCTTTAGCAATGTCTAATCCAAGTCGTAAGTTCTTTTTAGATGCAGAGGCGATAGCGTTATGGTTAGGCATCAGCCAACGGCAGGTGCATAAGATTATCAAAGCCAATGGCATCGCCAAGAATGGCAAAATGTATGACTTGGCAGCAGTCATTGCTCACCGATAAAACTTGACAGAAAAGTTCTAATTGCTTTGCTACACTTTCGTTAACAGGTATTGCCATCCACTTAATTAGCCCAGCCAATAGGTTTGGGCTTTATTCGTTTATGGGATAGGTATGGATACCGAGACAATACAAGAGATAGATGAGGCGTTATCACACGCCGTAGATACTCGCGCCAAGACAATTGATTCCAAGAAACACATCGTTGACAAGTTCATTGACGATCTACTTGATAGCCGATTGGAGCTGACTAAATGCTAAGCATTGCAGTAACAGTTGGTGATGTGTCAACAGACATTGTGACAGATCAACCAATGTCATTTGAAGGAATTGAAACATTATTGTTAAGAGCGACTAACTCAACTCTTGATGCTTACAATCGTTATGTGGTTGTAAATGAGGATTTGGAATCTTTAACAGAGGATGATGACTAACACGCAGATTTGTAAAAAATGTAAGGCAGCAAAACCAATAACAAGATTTCATCACGATAATCGAACACCTAACAAAAGAAGAACTACTTGCAATGATTGCAGAAACTTACATAAAAGAGTTACCAACATTTCATCAGGTCATAGAAAAGATTTGCTTAAAGAACAAAACAACTCTTGCGCTATTTGTGGAATCAATCAAACCGACACAGTACGAAAGTTAAGTGTTGACCATAACCACGAAACTAATCAAGTGCGTGGATTGTTGTGCAACAGTTGTAACTTAGGATTAGGTCAGTTCAAAGATTCTGTTGTGTTCTTATCGTATGCTATTGAATACTTGGAGAAGCACGATGGTATTGCCTAGACCGTGTGCAGGATGTGGTCGAGTAGTGCGAGCATCAAGATGTGTTGAGTGTCAGCGAATAAAAGAAAGAGCTAGACCTACCCGCACCCAGCGTGGTTACGATTACAGTTGGAACAAGTTAAGCAAGCAACTAAGAGAGCAACAACCTTTCTGTTCTATTCCAGGTTGCACCAATAAAGATTTAACAGTCGATCATATAATTCCTTTAAGTGAAGCGCCTTACCTGCGCTTGGAAATTTCTAACTTAAAAGTTCTTTGTCGTATGCACAATTCACGCAAAGGTAACTCATAGCACACCACATCCCCCGTGGCAATACTGGGTACGGGTATAAAGTTGCGCACACAAGCGTGGTATAAACCCCGATGCCCTGCAAACGCAGAGTTCCGCAAAATGGGTTTTGGGGGGTTTGTCGCAAATGTCCGAATTAGAACTGTTGCAGTTTTTGCAAACTAACTACCTGCGCGATTTGAAAAAAAGCCCAAACCAGTTCAGCACGCACGATTGCGTAAGCGATGAATTGCGCCTGGTGATTGAACTCAAATGCAGGCGTACGCACTATGACGATATGACAATTGAAAAGAAAAAGTTTGATGCGCTGATCGCTAAAGCTGAAACCTTGTTTTACAACGCCGTGTATATCAACTCAACACCGCTTGGAATCTATGCTTGGAACTTATCGTTGCAAGAAATTGAATGGCACACACACTGGATGCCAGCATCAACTGATTTTGGCAAGAGCGAGCAGATTGAAAAGGTCGTTGGCTTTCTACCAATCAGCAAGGCAATCAAACTAACGGGGGCGTTAGATTACTGAAGCGAATGGATGAAACAATGGCAGGCAGACCAGCAAAGCCAACTGAACAAAAACGAAAGACAGGCAACCCAGGCAAACGCCCGCTGCCTGATCTCAAGAATGTAATTGCACTGCCACAAATCAAAGGCGATGCACCGCTTCATTTAAGCGATGCTGGCCAAAAGATGTGGGCAGATGTTCGAGCAATGGCACCGTGGATTGCTAACACCGATGCTAAGTTGCTCATTGAACTATGTGAAAAGATGGATAAGAAGTACGAGCTAAAAGAAAAACTAGCCGCTACTGACTATGTGCTTTTTACCGATAAGGGATATGCCTATGCAAACCCTTTGTTTGGAATGTTGAACACTGTTGAAAACGACATTGTTAAATTGCTTTCATTGCTTGGCTTAACGCCAGTTGATCGCAGTAAGTTGGGGGTTGCTGAAGTAACGACTAAGGGCAAGTTAGCCCAGTTGTTAGAGCAGCAAAAAAAGAATGTCTGAAGTTGCTGGGTGGCCGCCTCGTTGGCTAACTGAAGTTCCACTTATAGATCAGATGCGCGGGGATGGCGAGTTGTATGCAAACTTTGCCGAAGCCGTTTGCCGAGTTACTAAAGATTCTGTAGCCTCACCTGCAGGCAAGTTAATTGAACTGCGTGGATGGCAGAAAGAATTACTCAAGCATATTCTTGCCCGCCGTGAAGATGGCAGATTTCGGCATCGTACCGCTTTGGTGGGGATGTCGAGAAAGAACGGCAAGAGCGCACTAGCGGCATCAATGGGCCTTGCTGGTTTAACAGTTGGCGGCAACGGTTCCGAAATTTATTCTTGCGCAGCAGATCGCGACCAGGCACGCATCGTGTTTGGAACTGCCAAGCGAATGATTGAACTAGATGAAGAACTATCTTCAATGTTCACCCTTTATCGCGATGCAATTGAGTTCAAAGATAAAGGCAGCGTGTACCGCGTACTGTCTGCAGAGGCGTATTCAAAAGAAGGCTTGAACCCTTCACCGCTTGTAATCTTTGATGAGGTTCACGCCCAGCCTTCTTGGGAATTGTTTAATGTGCTTTCACTTGCAGGTGGTGCTAGAGCTGACTCACTTCTTCTTGGCATCACAACTGCAGGTGTTAAGACACAGAGCAACGGCCAAGATTCTCTTTGTTACTCGCTTTACCAATACGGCCAACAGGTTGTAAAGGGCGAGAAAAAGGACCCATCATTTTTCTTTTCGTGGTGGGAGCCAACACAACCTGAAGCAGATCACCGTGACGAATCATTGTGGCAAGAGGCAAACCCAGGTTATGACGATTTGCTTGACAAAGAAGAAATGCAAAGCGCAGTTTTGCGCACACCTGAAGCTGAGTTTCGCACCAAGCGCCTGAATTGTTTTGTAAATACTTCAGTTGCGTGGTTGCCAACTGGTGCTTGGGAAGCGCTCAAGGACACAGATA